TTGTTGACGGTCTTAAACAAATATTCATAGATGAAGTTGACTTTAGAACTCGTTCAGGCGATATTAATTTAGATATTGTTAGTACAAATACATTAACAACCGATGCGCAACGTAGACGTATTGCTTCAAGACTTGAAACATTAATAGATTACATTGTTGCAGAAGCACAAGCATGGACAGCTGAAAACTATCCAAACAAACTTTATACAGATACTAGAATTAGTGACATGTTGCGAGAAATGTATCGAGCGTTTTGTTACGATTTAAGATACGAAGGAAATTACAAAACACTTCTAGCAGCAGAACACTATTCAAACGCAGTTAACGGCAGTAATTTATCAGACATGTTCCGTGTACGAGACGTTACCGGTTTGCGCAATATGACATGTGAAGGTCTTAATGGTAGACTTAATCCTCCTGGTGTGTACGATATTTACCAACGTCCGACAGCAGGTGCATATGTTGCACTTGATCCGGGTTGGGGTCCAGATGATGAACGTGTATGGATTAAACAGCGTTCTCCATACTTACAAGGTGTTACAAATATCGGAACAGCATGTACTGGTAAGAGAATTGACGGAAGATTACACAACGGTGGTCTAAAGTCTATGACATCAAACGACTTTACACAAGTACTAAGTGATGGCATTGGCGCCTGGGTCAGTCACAATGCTCGAGCAGAACTTGTTTCGGTGTTTACCTACTACAATCAAGTGGGATACTTTGCTGAAGCAGGCGGTGTTATTCGTGCTGCTAACGGTAACAACTCTTACGGACGTTTTGGTAGTATTGCAGACGGTATCGATCCAAACGAAACACCTATACAAGCAAAAGTATTCAACAGAGATAACGATCCTGTTGTAACTAGTGTATTTGCTGGACAGTTTGCAGACGAAATTTCATTAATAGAATGGGAACATTGCGGCGAACACTTTACTGAAGCAACTGCAACTATTACAGGTGCAGGTGTTGATGCAGATGTAGTCTTTGAAGAATTTAGAGATGGTGCGTTATTCCAGTCTAGACTAGTAAATCCTGAAGATTCTGGATCCACTGGTGGTGTAGGTTACTTTGTAGCACAAAACCAAGCAAGAGACGGCAGTGCTACTACAATACAACTTGCAGCAGGTGAAACAGCAACTGAAGCCGAAATACTAGGTTGTAGAATATATATTGTAAGTGGTACAGGTACCGGACAGTTCGGATATGTACAAGCATACGACGAAGGTAATAAGATTGTTACAGTTTATAAAGATAGTACAAACACAGCAGGCTGGGATCATATAATTCCAGGAACAGCTATAGAAGCTACTCTTGCTACTAATACACAATACCGTATAGAACCGAGGATTCAAGTTTCTCATCCTGGATTTACATCAGCTGCATACAACTTGCCTAATTCGAGACTGATTATCGATATTGCATTCAGTGACACAACATTTACATTTGAAAATATTGAAGGCGAGCCTGGCTCAGGAGTAGTTGAAGGACAAGATGGATTAGAACCAGCAAATGCTTTCTTTGATATTGTTAAAAATGGTTTAAGTTACGATGTTACAATAGTAGACGGAGGCTTAGGCTATGCAGTAGGTGATACTATTAATATTTTAGGATCACAATTAGGTGGCAACTCACCTGAAAACGATTTAACTATTAAAGTATCAAAAGTATCAGACGATAGTTCAAACAGTATACTTGAAGTTGTTGCTACAGGTGTAGGACGTAGTGGTAAGTGGGTTGCAATTGCATCACCTAACTTTGTTTTAAATAGTGATGATGCAACATCGTGGAGCGAAGCGACACTTCCTAACACTGTATTTAGAGACTGGGTTAAGGTACGTGGCGGAAACAATCGTTTTGTTGCAATTGCAAAAGGAACAGACGAAGGTGCTTATTCTTTAGACGGAGTAACTTGGACTTCTACCACATTGCCTGCAATTGAAGACTGGATCGACTTAACTTTTGCACAAGGAAAATTTGTTGCAATTGCAGAAAACTCTAATACAGTTGCAATATCAACTGACGGTGAAAACTGGACAACATCAAGCATTCCAGATGATGCAACTGGTGACTCAACTACAAGTCAATGGCAAGCAATTACATACGGTGCAGGAAAGTTTGTTGTTGTAAGTGCAAACGATGGAGTTGTAGCACAAAGTTCAAATGCAGTAACTTGGACTACAGCAGTTGTTCCGTTATTAAATATTGTAAATGTTACTTGGGCAGGTCTTGCACACGGTAATAACAGATTTGTTATAGTAAGCGAAGACGGCGAAGTATTTTACAGCTTTGACGGAGATAATTGGGTTCAAGGCGAAGATATGCCAAGTGCAGACGGCTCAACAGTTATGCGTTGGGTAGACATGAAATATGCTCAGGGTGTATTCTTTGCAATTTGTGACTCGGGTCTACAACCGATCGGCGGCGACTTAGATGGCTATAATACTAACTTCTGTGCAACGTCAGAAGACGGGTTCCATTGGGCAGGCAGAGCACTTGATGTAAGCAGGCAGTGGCACGGCCTTGGATTTGGTGTTGTAAATGGAGTAGGTTATTGGACAGTAGGTTCAGTAGAAGAACCACTTGGTGGAATTGTTCGAGTGCAAACAGGATGTAGAGCTAAAGTACGTGCAGATATTACAGGCGTAGGAACGTTTAATACATTTAAAATACTTGATTGCGGTAGTGGATATTCTGTAGACAATCCTCCAATCTTCACAGTAACTGATAATGTACATACAGCAGCAGTTGGTTGGGAGAATAGAGTAGGTAACGGAGTTATTGCTCCTCCTACTTGGATTAATAGAGGTAATGGCTATCGTACTAACACTACAACTGTAACTGTTATAGGTGACGGATACGCTGACTTTATACCAGAATCAACAACAGTTAAGATTTACGGTTTGCCTAAAGTTCCTGACTTAGGTTCGCAGTTGCTATTCTCAATTATTCCAGAACCAGCAACAGACGATCCGGACGATCTTAAGAGCTTTAGAACAGCAAAAGTTATTGATTTAGGCGACGACGGAACTGGTAACGGTACACGATTAGTTGAATTCCAAATATCGCCTAGAATTAGAACAGAGTACGATCTAGTACACGATTCAGAAGTTATTATTAATGAAAACTTTTCACAATGTCGTATTTCAGGACACGACTTCTTGGATATTGGTACAGGAAACTTTATAGAAACTAACTATCCTGAAATATATGCAGGCGGAAACTTCTTTACAGCAGCACCAGAAAATGAAGTTTACGAAACAGCAGGCGGACGAGTTTTCTATGTAAGTACAGACCAAGATGGTAACTTTAGAGCAGGGGAATTGTTTAGTGTGCAACAGGCAACTGGTATTGTTACTATTAGTGCTCAGTTCTTTGACTTAGATGGTCTAAGTGAGCTAGCACTAGGTGGTGTAAGATTAGGTGGATCAGGTGCTGTTGTTAACGAATTCTCAACAGACCCAACGTTTGCTGCTGATAGTAACAACGTTGTACCTACACAAAGAGCTATTGCAACATTCCTTGCAGATAGACTAAGTGTTGGTGGTTCGGACTTAGAAATTAACGCAATTATAGCAGGTCAGATCTTCTTAGGATCAGAAGACAACTTAATTGCAAGTAATACAGGCGCAGGACTTCAATTTGGTAATCATGTTGATATTCAAGGGCAAGATGCGTTCGGAAATGATGTTGGAATTCAAGGATCTTGGGTACAACAAATGTTATATTTTAGAAACTTTGATGAAAGTATGAAATAAAACTAATAGCATTGTAAAACAAATAAATACTGTAACGGCGGAGTAAAACAAATGGCAGAATTTAAACTTGGTAGAATTAGATTTGTATGGAAAGATGCATGGAGTACAGGCACTTCTTATTACAAAGATGACGTGGTAAGATTTGGCGGCAGAATCTATATCTGTGTAATCGGACATACAGCAGCAGCAGACTTCTTCACAGACTTTGAAGTTGTTCCACCTAAGTGGAACTTAGTAAGTGACGGTCAGACTTGGAAAGGATCATGGACTCCTGATACAGGTTATGTATACGGTGATATTGTATCTTACGGTGCAAGACTTTACATTGCTAATGCAGTACATACATCTGATTCATCACTATTAGAAAACGATCAAGCAAATTGGGACTTATTTGCTGAAGGCTTAGACTGGAAAGGCAACTGGAATGTTGACACTTACTACAAAGCTAACGATATTGTAAAATACGGCGGCACAACATACGTATGTAATACTCCGCATACATCAGCTGCAACTGATTCAGATGGTCTAGAACTTGACCAAGCAAAGTGGGATATATTCAACCAAGGTATAGAATATAAGCAAACATGGACAGTTGGCGAGCGTTATAAAGTTAACGATGTTGTACAGTATGGTGCTGCACTATGGATTTGTACAGGTGCTCATACTGCTACTAGTTTGTTTAGCGATGACGAAGTAAACTGGGAGCAATTTGTTAGAGGGTTCCAATTCGAATCAGACTGGGAAACATACAGAGTTTACCAACCAGGTGACATTGTACGTTACGGCGGTAATCAATACATTGCTAAAACAAACAATTCAGAAAAGAACCCATTTACTGAAACTGCTGATTGGGAAGTGTTTACACAAGGTATGCGCTTCTTAGGCGACTGGCAAGAAGATTCAACACTACAAGATTATCGTGTAGGCGAAGTTGTACGTTACGGTGGTTATACATACCTATGTATCCAGGATCATCAAGATCAAGCTCCGACAGAAACAGCTTACTGGACAAGATTAAATAGTGGCTTACGTTGGAGAGCAGATTGGGCCGACGATCAAGAATATGTATTAGGCGACATTGTAAGATTTAACAATAACGCATATATTTGTGTATTAGGCCACTTGTCAGAACAAGACGACGGTTCTACTCAAATTCCACAAGTTAGTGGCGCAGCAAATTCTCGTCCTGATCAAGATATTACTGGTACCTACTGGAATATTCTTACTATAGGTGCAGAAACAAACGTCTTAACTACAAAAGGTGATATGGTTTACTATGCAGGCGCAGGTCCTACTAGATTACCTATCGGTGAAGAAGGTCAGGTACTAAAAGTAAGTTCTGATTCTGTTCCGGAATGGGCGTACTTAGGTGTAGCTGACGATGTTTATTATGTTGCTACACACGGTGCTGATAAACTTGCTCCAGCATACGGACGTACAATTGACAAACCGTGGAAATCAATCCGATATGCGTGTCAACAAGTTGACAACGGTGTTAAGAATCCAAATGCAAGAAGACTTTTAGAAAATAACCGCTTGTTTATTCAACGTGAAATTGTAGAGTTTGTTGATGCACAAATTGCTGGAAACATTGCTCCGTTCTCAACTGGAATGGACTACGATAGTGCAAAATGTGGTAGAGACATGGGTCTTATCATTGATGCAGTCATTTGGGATATTACACACGGCGGCAACGTTCGTACTCGTGAAGCAGCACTAAAGTATGCTAACGATGCAGCACAGGTTTATGTAAAAGATCAAGATGAAGAAACTGTTGCAGCTATTAACTATGGCTTAACAGTAATTCAAGACGTATTAAATCAAGAAGTGCCAGATGTTAATTATCAAGTAGCTAACGGTGATAATTCAACTGCAATTATTGATCAATGGTTTGATAGTTCAATAACTTCTGAAGCCGGCGTATATGCTGAAATTGTGTCTTTAGTAAAACCGATTACAGATACAATTACAGCAGGCGACGACAGCGCAATTCCTGGAAGAATTATTAGAAACGTACTAATTAAAGTATCGACTGGTAAGTATCAAGAAGTACTACCGATTATTGTTCCTGCAGAAACATGTGTAATCGGCGACGAACTACGTTCTGTAACAGTTGCTCCAAGAAGACCAACTGGAACTCTTCCGTCTAAGATTAGTAGAAATGATTACACTTATCAGTTAGAAGGAAGCCTAACTGCTAAGAAAGATACTCCGTTTAGTATGAAAGCTCTTGAGCGTGTAGAATCGATCATTGGCGATATTGTTAAAGGTGTCAGTGTAACTCCTACGGCAGGAAATACTGAACTACAAACATCATCATGGCCAGTTGCACAAGACGAAGAAGCAGAAGCTACTCAACGTTTAGCAAGAATGATTCGTACTAGAATTGACTGGGGAGTAGGTGAAAACTTTGATGCTATTAAATCTCTAGCACTTGCAGAAGACTTAGCAGCATCTGAAAATGGATATCACAGAAACTTATTAATTGCAAACAGAGACTTTATTAAAGAAGAGATTATTGGCTATATTGCAGATCAATATCCAACATTAAAGTACTCAAGAACACGTTGTAGAGCAGACGTAGGCCATATTATTGATGCATTAGCATACGACTTAACTTACGGCGGCAACTGGGCAAGTCACACTGCTGGTAGTGCTTACTTCTCAGGAGCAGCAGTAAATAACGGTGGTAATCTTGTAACTAACGGTGACTTTACTGCTGCAACAGATTGGACATTTAGTTTAGACTCTAACGAAGATCCAACATGGGAAATTACCGGCGGCGCAGGAGTAAAAATTACTGGCGCAGCAGGATCGATTAGTCAGACTATTGTAACTGCACCAGGCGAAAGTTACACTATAGAGTTTGATGCAATACGTACAGCAGGTACTTTAACTGTTGATGCAACTAACGTAGGAAGTGCAGATTCATTAGCAACAGCAGTTGAAATTACTGCAAGCGGGTCTTACACATACACATTTATCGCTGAAAAATCAATAACAAGAATTCGCTTCTCAGGCGATGCAGCGTTTGAAGGAAGTATTGATGATGTAAATGCTGATAGTCCGCAAAAAGTTGCAACATTAGCAGCGTATGCTCACTTAAAAGAAATTGTACAAACAATTGGTAGAGATATAACTGTTACTCCGACTTACGGTACAGGCACACAAATTAGCGGTACTTCGGGTAATGCTTCTAGTGCAACAGTAGTAGCAGATCTAATGGACGATATTATTACTCTAGTAGATGGCGCCACAGTGAATATTACATACCCAAGTCTTACTGGTATAAGCGCAGGTCTTCAAGCAGATATTGATACAATAGATGCTCTAACAGCGCAACTTGTAGCTATTGATGTTCCTGCATTTATTAGCACTAACTTCCCAAATCTAACCTACGATACTGCAAAGTGTACTAGAGATATAGTATTGCTTCTTGATGCTACAAAATATGACTTTGCACTAGGCACTACTTTTGCAAGTCATATTGCAGCACATGCATATCTAAGAAGAACAAGCAATAAAGTAACAGGCGATCAAAAAGCTGCTACACTAGCAACAAACGAATATATAAGACAGCTATTAAGGGCTCAAGTATCAGAAGCAAGTGCTCAAGCACAAGTTGATGCAACATTTGGATTAACAAATGACATTATATTCGGCGGAAGTAATGAAGGTAGTAATACTCAAGTAGCTGACTTTGACAACTACGCAGCAGTAAGAATGTTAGAGCTTAACAAAACATTTATTGCAAAAGAAGCTATGGCGTTTGTAGACGAGTACTTTAAAGACGAAGTTACTGCTACAACTTCTACTACAAGTTCGATTACAATTACTTCAACTGCATGGCTGTCCCAGAACATGGAAATCATCTTTACAGGTGATACTCCAATTGGTTCTTTGGCTGCTGACACCGTTTATTATGTAAAAGATATCTTAAGTGCAACAGAATTTACTATTAGTTCAACTATTGGCGGAGCAGCACTTACACAAGCAGACGATACTGGAACAATGACTGTAGAAAGTAACTACAATTATAATACTGCATTGTGTGAGCGTGACTTAAACGCTATTGTAGACGGAATGAAATGGGATATGGTATGGGCACCTAACTACCGTAGAGAATATACTAACGGTGTTAAATTAATAGTACCTGCAAACTACAAATCAAAACTTGCAGCACGTTACTACATTAACAGCGTAGTTGGTTCACAAGAAGAAGATTTCTACTACTTACGTAACGGTACAGGCTTACGTCTACAAACTATGGAAGGACTATACGGTGATTTAACTCCTGCTTCGGCAAACGGCACAAGTCGTCCAACAGCAGGTGCTTATGCATCGCTTGATCCAGGTTGGGGACCAGACGACGAGCGTGTGTGGATTACAGCACGTTCTCCATATGTACAAAACTGTACTACATTTGGATACGGTGCAGTTGGTCAGAAGATTGACGGATCATTGCACAACGGCGGCAACGACTCAATGGTGTCAAACGACTTTACTCAAGTTATTAGTGACGGCATTGGCGCATGGTTAACGCAAAACGGTCGTGCTGAGATGGTATCAGTGTTTACTTACTACTCACACATTGGTTACTTGTGTGAAACAGGTGGTAGAGCTCGTGCTACAAACGGTAACAACTCTTACGGTACATTTGGTTCAGTCGCAGAAGGTGTTGATCCAGATGAAACTCCAGTAACAGCAATTGTTGACAACCGAACACAGTACAATGCAACAGTTGGAAACGTAGTTACTGATCAAAGCGCACTATTAAACTTTGAATTTACTCATGCAGGTAACAACTACACTGAAGTTGACTTTGGTGTGTTTGGTGCAGGTGTTGATGAAGAAATTATCGGTGACGAGTTCCGTGATGGAGCAGTATTCCAAGTTAGAATCATCGACGATCAAGAAGTTGACGATGCCGGCGGTGACGGATATTTATTAGTGTCAAACACTGCACAAGAAGGTACTACAACACAAATTACACTTGCTGCTACAGACGGTAACCTGAGTTCGGCGTATCCTGGCATGAAAATTGTTATTACAGGTGGCGCAGGAGCAGGCCAATACGGTATTATTGATACATACGATGCAGGTACAAAGATTGCAACAGTACTTGACGATCAAGGTAACGCAGGGTGGGATCACTTTGTTAAAGGTACATCGATACTTGCTCCTAACTCAACATCAACATACCAGATTGAACCAGCTGTTAGTTTCTCAGCACCAGCTACAAGTACAACTACTGGAGTAATAGGTCAAAACGATTATAATGATGTTTTGTACTTTGAAACGTCGGCACAGTACACTGGTGTAACTATATGGCAAGGCGGCACTGGTGCAGATGCTACATTTGATGTAGACAGAATCGGTGAAAAGTACTATGTTTCAATTAATAACGCTGGTACAGGATATGCACGTTTAGATGAACTTATACTTCTAGGCACAGATGTTGGCGGCTGGGAACCTGCAAACAATATTACTATTACAGTTACAACAGTAGGTGATAATGGTGAAATTGTAGACTTTGACTTCACAGGTATAGGTCTCAAAGGCTTGTTTATTGCACCAAGTGCAACTAACGTAGCTGCTACATCATTAAATGGTGTAGATTGGGCAACTACTACTCTACCGGCAGGATCATATACAACCCTAGCTAGTGGACTAATAAATGACGGAAGTTCGTTGTTTAAGACAAGCAGAGTACTAGTTGCAGGTACAAACAATTCAAATGTTGCATACTCAGATGATGGTGCTAATTGGAACACATATGCACTTCCAGGAGGGTTAACAACAACAGGCACAATGAGTATTGCGTTTAACTACTTAGGTGCAGGTGTTAACCGATTTGTTCTTATTAACAGTGCCGACACTGATGTAGTATACTCGGATGACGGCGGTCAAAACTGGACACTAACAAGTGCAGCACTTCCAAATACTGGTTACAACTGTATGACATCTGGTAAAGGTAAGTGGGTTGCATTGCGCAGTGGTACAAACGAAACTGCTTACTCAGATGACGGTATTACATGGTTTGCAACTACTAACTTACCTGCAACTAACGACTGGGTAGATATTGCATGGGGTAATGGTCGATTTGTTGCAATTGCAGCAACAGGCACAGCAGGCGCATACTCATTAGATGGCATTAACTGGACTGCAATGACAGTACCTAACCCGTTCGGCAATTATGTACAAATTGCATATGGACAAGGTGTGTTTGCAGCAGCATCTGATACAGCCGGCGGCCTAATTTCTTACTCAGAAGACGGTATCAATTGGTCAACTATTAACTTAGCAGGATTTACTGGAACAGGATCAGGACCAATTGCATTTGGTAATCCAGATAGAGTTGGTAAATTTGTTTCTATAGGAGCAAGTAGTGCTACTAGTGAAGTTGCAGATATAAGACTAGGTGCAAGAGCAAGAGGTCGTGTATCAGTTGCAAACGAAAAAGTGTTTAACATCAGAATAAACGAACCAGGTTCGGGTTATGATGCTAATAATCCTCCAACAATGACTATTACAGATCCGAACAACACAGCGGACGTTGTGTTTACTGTACGAGTTGGTGACGGGTCACTAGCAACTCCAACGTTTGTTAACAGAGGTACAGGATTCCTAAGTGCAAGTGTTGATGTTAACGAAACTGGATCAAATGGTGAAGCAGACTTCTTCCAAGACGGTACGTTTATTGCTGTAAGAAGAATGACAGAACGTCCAGTTCCTGGTTCAAACATTGAGTTTGCTAGCTTGCCTGGACAATACTTCAAACTTGTAAACGTTGTTAGTTTCTTAGGAACAAACGACGGTAGTTACACAGGCTTCTTACAAGTGTCTCCAAAAATGACAAGGGGCGATGCACCGTTAGATGGCGATGCTGTAGAAATGCGTATTCGTTACTCACAAGTACGTCTAACAGGACACGATTTCCTAGATATTGGTACCGGAGGGTTTGTTACAACTAACTATCCAAATGATCCACTAATTGCACCAGATCAAACAAAAGAAACATTTGATGCAGACGGTGGTCGCGTGTTCTTCACAGCAACTGACCAAGACGGTAACTTCCGAGTTGGTGACTTGTTTAGTATTGAACAGTCGACAGGTGTTGCAACGCTAAACGCTGAAGCATTTAACATTGCAGGTCTACAAGAACTTACACTAGGTGAAGTTACACTAGGTGGTAACTCTGCAAGTGTTAACGAGTTTAGTACCGACCCGTTCTTTACTGCAAACAGTGACAGTGTTGTACCAACACAGCGAGCAGTTAAAGCGTATATTGAAGCACAAATTGGTGGCGGTGGTGCCACACTAAACGTTAACAGTATTACAGCTGGTGATATATTCATAGGTTCAAACATTATTACAACAGCATCGGGACTTCCGATAAATATTACTGCTAATATTAACTTTACAGGTCCAGTAACTGGTTATCCTGTACTATATCAGTATTTCTTAAGATAAGATTGGAGAGAAAAGAAAATGGCTAACGGAAGATTAGGAGCAGCAGATTTAGCAGCTAATACAAATACAACAGTGTATGAAGTACCAGCTGACACTTTTGCTGTTGTTACACTAAGTATGTGTAACAGAAGTACAACTCAGCGTTCAATTAGAGTAGCACTAGCTAGTGCAGACACGCCTACAGCAGCAGAGTATTTAGAATATAATACATCGCTTGTTGCTAACGGTACACTAGAAAGAACCGGCATTGTAATGGATGCCGGTAAGAAACTAGTTGTGTTTTCTAACAGTTTGGATGTATCAGTAGTAGTATACGGTTTAGAAACCTCAACAATATAAGGAGTTATCATGCGCAGAATTGGAATCGGAACAACAGGTGATCCGCTACTAGGTAGAAACCTTCTTATCGACAACACAATCACTACTCTTATTGCAGACGAGGATCTGTTGCTCGATCCTAACGGTGCAGGACAAGTTTTAGTTAACGGTAATATTCAAGTTAACACTGGCGGACTTATTAAAATGGGTGACGCTGATAACTCGAACTGGACAGCTATTAAGAGTAATGGTACACTAGGATCAAATTTAACGTTCTCATTACCGAACAGTTACGGCAATAGTGGTCAATTATTAAGAACTGATGGCGCCGGTAATATGTCTTGGTCAACACCTACAATCACAGTAACTAACGATACATCAACATCTAATAATAATCAGTATATTGCATTTGTTGACACATCAAGCGGTAGTATTGCAGGTATTAAAGTATCGAACAACAATCTTGCTTACCAACCTAATACTGGTAATTTGTTTGCTAAAATTGTAACAGGCGGTGAAGGGAACGGTAACAGTCTTGTGCTAAGAAGTACAAGTGCAGGTACTAAAGGACAAGTTTTCATTGACGAAACTACTAACAGTTCGTCGACTACTACTGGTGCATTAAGAGTTGCAGGCGGTGTAGGTATTAACGGAAATGTTTATGTAGGTGGCTCATTTACAGCACAAACAATTACAGAGACATCAAGTATTACATTAAAAGAAAATGTTTCTCCAATCGAAAATGCTTTAGATAGCATTGTAAATCTTGTTGGTGTAGTATATGATCGTAAAGATGGATCTAGTAAAAACGAAGCAGGCTTAATTGCTGAAGAAGTTAATGAAATTCTTCCAAATCTAGTTACAAAGGACAGCACTGGAAAACCAGAAGGTGTAAACTACACTAAACTTACTGCTTACTTAATTGAAGCAGTTAAATCTCTTAAAACTGATTTAGATGACATTAAACAAAAACTAGGATAATATATCAATGGCAGAGTTAAAAAATACCGTTATTGCAGATACAGGGCATATTAGATTGCCAAGTGGTAGTACAGCCCAAAGACCTACAAATCCGCCAGACGGTGCGGTAAGATTTAACACTGATTTAGGATATACCGAGTGTTACTATTTAGGGTTTTGGTTCGATCTAGAAACAGGCAGAGGTCTTCCTAGAGCTTGGGGTAATAGATATATACATTTAGACGCAAGCGTACCGGCAAGTTCGGACGGATCTACTGCGTTCGGGTGGAAAAGTCTTGCACCAGTTGCTAATAGAGATTATGACTTTGTTGGCGGCCCTACTTATACATCTAGTACAACACAACAAGCATACTGGCGATTTAATGGCGATCAAATGGCACAGTGCGAAAATGTATGTAATGATTTAGAATATAATTCAATTGAATGCATATTTCGTAAATTTGATAATAGCCCAGAAGATATTCTATATAATAAAGAAAGTACATGGGAAGCAAAAACCGACACTGATACTTTCCAATGGGCATGGCAAACAACTGATAGAAGTTGGTTTTGGTCAAGTACTGGAGCTATAACACGTAACGAGTGGTATCATTCGATGGTAACATATGACGGTAATAGAGTAAGAACCTATATAAATGGACGTCTAAGACAGGAAGATACTGCAAATTACGAAAATGGTAAGTTAATGCAAACTCACGTTAGTTACCCAAAAATCAACAGTCGTGGAGCAGATAGAGGCCAATTTAGTAATACAGGTCACCATGATGTTGCACTGTTTGTTGTTTACGATCGACCATTAGATGATTACGAAGTACATCATAACTATATGTGTTGCTCTCAACGCTTTGGCATCGGCGGCGAACCTTACAATTAATAAATACACTTAACAGACAGGAATAATAATAAATGGCAATTTTAAAGACTACTACCATTAACGATACTGGTTATCTAGCGTTACCTGTAGGAACATCTGCACAACGTAAAGCAGATTCATCAGGAACGCTTGTGTACTTTACAAATGTCGGAACTACTACCTGGACTCCACCTGCAAATGTTGATACTGTTGAAGTGTTAGTTGTCGGCGGTGGAGGCGGCGGTGGCTCTGATATGGGCGGCGGTGGAGGCGGCGGTGGTGTTGTTTACAACCCTGCTTATCCAGTTACACCAGGAATTGATATACCAGTAACAGTCGGAGGCGGTGGTGTTGGCGCACCTGCAGGACAAGGACAACGTGCCGGTCTTAACGGTGAAAACTCATCTTTTGGTACAATTATTGCATACGGCGGTGGAGGCGGCGCATCAAGACACGATGGATCAGGCGCACCAGCAGGCGACGGTGCATCAGGTGGTGGTGCATCAGGTGGTAGAGGAAGTGCATATTATCCTGCATACTCAACAGGCTACGGCGGCGGCAACCGAGGTAGAGCTATATACGGAGCACAAGGTCATGACGGCGCTTGGGCAGAATCAGACGGTAACTGGTACCCAGGTGGTGGCGGCGGCGCCGGAGGCCCAGGTGAATCAGGAACACAAGGCGGCAACGGAGGCATAGGAGCACTAGTTGCAATTATCCCAGGAGAACCTCTATACTGGGGAGGCGGTGGCGGAGCCTCAGGCTACAATGGTCGCGGTGGCGACGGTGGTAACGGCGGTGGTGGTGGTGGCGCTGTCGGAACTACTAGAGGCGGTCAAGGTTACAATGACGGTGCTGCTGGAGGCGGTGGCGGCACTAACACTTGGGCACAAACTCCAGGTGGTAACGCAGGTGCAAACACTGGCGGTGGAGGCGGTGGCGGCTCTCACTATAACTCGAATAACTTCGGCGGCAATGGTGGCTCAGGTATTGTTGTTGTAAAATACAATACAACGTCACCGTTAGACGAATCAGCATTTGGTGCAATGCGTATTAACAGTGACACTGGACAGGTAGAATTTAAATCAGGTAGTGGTTACTGGCAAGGTATGACACTTCCGTTTAAAGAAAGAACAATTATTTCTTATGGTTATATGTGTGGTGGATATAAATCGAGCTCAGCATGGAACAATGTTAACCGCATAACACACGTAACAGATTCTGCTATTAACTTAGGTGACAACTCGCTAGAACGCACATTTAACTATCAGTGGGGTGCATGTAGTAAAAACGTACACTTTATATTTGGAGCAGGTAACGGACACGTTATTACATCTAACTACATTATTGGCTATAACATGCGTACAGAACAACAGTACCAAGGAAACTTTAGTCGTAATATGAACGGCGGACGTTTGCGCGACGGTGGCGTATTTAAAGAACACTACATGGCATGGATGTCAGGCGGTAGCAGTTTAGATAGATTTAACATGCTCACAGAAACTATTACTACAGGGTTTGCTCAAGTTGCAGGCACAACTACTGATATGTGGGGAATGAGTTGGGAAAACGAAGGTCTGTTTTATTGGTCAAACAATTCTCGCTTGTTTAACTTTGCAACAGAAACACAAACTACATGGAGCGGAACACAGCCATCGGCGCACCCACAACAGAAATCAGTCCAGTCTAAATTGAATTACTGTTGGGCAGGTAATGAAGGGTCTTATGCAGGCGGATATAACTTACGTAGAACAAACTTTATCACAAGACAAACCGCAGGAACATATGTTAAACCGGTTGGTAACTCAGGTGAAGAAAACTTTGACATGGGTCAAGATCACCAGTATATGATGGGTATGTTTAACGGTGCGCAAAATAATATCTCGTGGAGATGGAATTATTATACAGAAACAGGTTTCCAAGGAGGTTACTCAATGGAACCAAAAGGTAAAGCAGGATCAAGTTCGGGATCATGCGGATGGAGAGATAGCTAATGGCAACGTTTAAGAATACAAATATTAATGACACTGGACATTTAACTCTTCCAGGTAACGGTGAACAATCCGGATTTCAAAGCGGTGATCTTAGATACAACGGTGCTTTAGGTAAAATTGAAGTATATCAAGGACAATCCGGCGGCGGCACTTGGTCAGCTATGGCAATTCCGTACTTAACTAGACAAATTATTACAACCGGTTATGTACACGGAGGATATGCAAGTTCTGTTGTTTGGGACGAAACTAACCGAGTAGTCTTTGCTACAGATACAACTATTGACTTGCCAGGTAAGCAAGAACGAGGACACAACTACAAAGATAGCTGTCATAATATTAATAGTTGCTGGACATTTGGCGGAGCAGCTAATGCCCACTGTGCAGCATCAAATGGTATTACAGCATACAATCACAGAACAGAAAACAACTTTGTAGACGGATACACAAGAACATTTACTTGGTCAACAAACAACCCTGGTATGATTCAAGTTGATTGGTATACAGCATGGATCACTGGCGGAGGAAGCAGTCAGATTAGACGTTTTGATATGACTACTGGTACTTTGCTACAGCAACAAGGTACTTCAAACACCTCCGGCGGGATCTGGGGTATTCAACACGAAAACTATGGTATTTGGTGTACAAACAATCAGGGATTCAAATGGTCAACTGAAACTCCGTATGGACGTAGTGCAACAGCGCCACAAGGCGATAAACACCAACATGCTATCATGTTTAAACATGCTAATATGGTAGCAGGACGTGAATCTAATCCAAGCACTAACTGGAGAGAAACTAACTTCTATCACGATACTACACAAGATGTTATTGGTGCTAAAAACTATTACGGCGGCGAAGAAAACATGTTAGCAGGTCAAGACTGGGGTTATGCTGTTGGCTGGTATCAAGGTAACCACGTTGTAGATTCAGCTAAATTTACGTATGCTACAAGACAAAGTATTAGAGGTGGCGCGAGCTTAAATGCTAAAGGTGTTAATGGCCAAAGCTCAGCAACGATGTCTTGGAGGGACTAAAGAGGGTAAATAATATACTACTTTAATCCTATGGAGAATTTAATAAAATGACAGACAGACGTAAACAATATACAGAAATGCACAGATTTCCTAGCGAACTTACATCTGACGTTTCTATGCTTACTGAAAAAGAAAAAGAAAAAATGCGCCTTGCTCTTAACAAAGAGTGGACCAACCCTAAGTATAAATTGCGTCAATTTGTAGGTCAAGCACAAATTACCCCTTATGCAAAGTACCGTCAATGGTTGCTAGAACTTAAAGGTAAAGAAGAATCGATCGAAAATATCGAATACGAGATTTCAAAATACAAAGTTGAAATTAAACGTTTCTACAAAATGGCAGAAGAAGCATATGACGAAATTGATCGCGAGCTAGCAGAAATCGAAGCAAAAAACGCAGAACGTAATTTAATTATTAGTCAGCGCCGCTTGCAAGATTGGTATTTAGAAAGAGCGCACTTATTAGACTTGCTTGAAGAATTTGAAAGCAGTGAAGAAGCACAACTACCGGACGGCAGCGGTAGAACATATCTTGATATTCTAAACACTGAAGAAGAAGATGTTTACGAAAAAGACTATTGGACAAATAGATTAGCAAAACAAGCAGCAACTGATATGCTTTTCTATGGCAGAATCGGAACAGGTAATATGGATGCTATATTATCTATGGATCCAGAACAACAAGCAGAAACATTTGCACTAACAATGAACTTTAGTTCTCAGCTACAGCAGTATACGTTAAGTTTACAAAGCCAAGCAGAAGAAAAACTAAAACTAACAGGAAGTGTCGAAAACAGAGAATTGTTAGCACCTGTAGATCCTAAATCACAGCAACAAAACGAGGGAGATGATTTAGACAATGTATATAATTTATGAGTCTGTACCAGCAGACGACCCAAGGTTAGATCCAAGAATTGAATATGTAGGATCAGAGTGGCATTACACAATTGCACACATTAATGATTTACATAGAGGTGATATAATTCTTAACTGGTTAAACTATGCAGAGCTTACTGAAGATCAAGCACACTCTCACCAATTTACTAATGCTGTAAATGGCGAAATCAGTGTAATGCAGAATAAAAATAACCCAAAAGATTTAGTTCAACCAACAAGTTTTGGAGATAACGATTACGAAAAAGTCCAATACAAACTATCTAGTGTAGATGAATCAAATACAGTAGCATTACTTAAAAAAATAATGCTGCTACATGCAGAGAAACACTTCACTGAAGAAACTGGACTAACACAAATACGTGCAGAAGTTCCGTCATTAAGATCGTTAAAAGAAACGCAAATGTACATGGCAACTTACTTTGAGTGGGAATGTGCTTACACTCACGGTAAAGAAAAACAGCCAAGATTTGCAACTAAAAAGTTTAGCGAAAATATCTTTAAAGACTAAATTTCACTTTACAAAACGATAAAAAGGTGCTACTATAATTACTAGTAGCACCTTTTTTATTGGAGATCTATTTTGAAAATATTCAGCGTACCGTTGAACCCGAAGCTAAATCAAGAACAGCTAGTAGAATTTGTTAATTTTGTTAACAACTATAAATCATATATTCGTGATGTATACTTTACTTCACGCATTGAACCGTTCAAACAAGATGCTATGGGAGATATATTTGTACGAGAAGACGATTACGACTATGCGTTTGAACAAGCAATGTTTATACAAGAACACACAGGTGTTCCTGTAAGTGCCACGTTTAACAATATACAAGTTCCGCCAACGCAAAAGAATCTTGATACTTTTATTAAAAACTTTAAAAAGTATTACGATAGGGGGATTCGAGTTGCTACTATTCCTCATACACACTGGATGGCTACTGGACAAATTAAACGTGCGTTTCCGGAACTATATGTAAAAAATACTATCCTACGTGATGTTAGAGTTGCTGCTGAAATTGTTCATTTAGCTAAGTATGGATTCGATTATATTAACCTTGATCGAGACTTAATGCGTGACAGAGATACATTATTGCGTTTAAAAGAAGCTAAAGTATGGATTAAGGAAAATCTTGGAAAAGATATTCATTATAGTCTATTAGCAAATGAAGGATGCGCTGGAAATTGTCCAATGATGGTAGAACACTTTGAGTACAATAACACTAGACAAGGTCAAGATCCTCAATACTTTATGAATCCTATCAGTCGAGTTAGTTGTCCTAAGTGGGATGTTGATGATCCTAGTATTCATTTAAAAACAGCTAATATCCCTCCGTGGAAAGAAGACTGGGACGAGTTTATTAACGACTTAGGAATTGATGTCTTTAAAATGCATGGCAGAGAAAATATTGGACGTTTGTATGAGACAATGGACATTATTAAGAGGTATGCTGAAGGAAGAGAAACATTATTTGACAACTTTGACAACTATCTAAATGCTACAAACTTAAAAGATAAACCGATTGATGCATGGCGCAAAAAGATTAAAAACTGTAAGTTTGATTGTTGGGAATGTCATTTCTGTGATGATATCTATAGAATTAAATCTAAGATAGAACATACAAGTTTAGTTAGACATGTTGCTCAAAGCATACTAGATTCTGGAGTACCTACAGTTAATACTAAGATTCCAGGATTAACTAGTTCTAGGGTTCAAACACTTCTTAATACAATTGCAAAAAATGTTGACAGTTACATGGAAATTGGGTCTGCATTAGGAGCAACATTCTGTGCTACACTAAAAGACAATAATCTAAATGCAGTTGCAATTGATAACTGGGCTGAAAACATTCAACCTGCAAATGAAGGAAGAGAAGAACTTCCGGAAAACACACAGCAAACGTTTAACGATAATGTGTTAAAGTATAAAGGAAACAATACAGTTGAAGTTGTTAATAGCAACTTGTTTAATGTAGATACTAGCAAATACAAAGATATTCAAATGTGGTTCTATGACGGACCTCATGATATGCTATCTACGGCAAATGCTGTTGAGTATTATAGTGATTGCTTTTCTCAAGAAAGTGTGTTAATATTTGATGATGCAAATTGGGAAGGAGTAGTCGATGGCGCCCGCGAAGGTCTTAAGAGAATTGGAGCAGACATTGCATATGAAAAGTTATTGCTGTGCGACGAAGAAGATGCAGGCAGTTGGTGGAATGGATTATACATTGTTGTAATCCAAAAAGTAGAAGAACAGATTTTAGAACTATAATTTAGGAATTACAATGATTAAGAAGATAGTAATATTTGGAGGTGGCACAAGCGGATGGCTAACTGCTGCTCATTTTACAAACAATTTACCGGAAGAGATTGAAATCTGTTTAATAGAAGATGCAAACAAAGGACCTATTGGTGTAGGCGAAGGTACACAACCGTTAACTGCAAAGTTTCTATACGAGTGCGGGATTGAAGCAAAACATTGGATGAAGCCAAGTAATGCAGCATTTAAATATGGTGTAGAATTAACAGGATGGAATAACGAACCTTACTTTGTAGATAATGATAACCCATTCAACTACATTGCATCGCCTGAGCTTTTTACAAGCATGTATTTTTCAGATAAACCATATTCTGAATATGCTAAATGGCATCCAGCATACAGATTAGCTAAAGAAAACAAAAGTCCTAAATTAACGCCTACGTTAGATTCTAACTTTAATGCAGGACCTGATCAGTATGGTGCAGTGCATTTCAGTGCGTATGATATTATTGCAACTATTAAAGATATTATTTTAGATAAGATTACATATGTAGATACTGAAATTAAACAAGTTGCAACTGGCGGCAAAGGCATTTCAAAGCTAATAGATGCAAATGGCGTAGAATATACTGGAGACTTGTTTATTGATTGTAGCGGGTTTGAAAGTAAACTTCTCGAAAAAACAATGGGTTCAGAATTTATCAGTTATAAACCCTGGTTATTAAACGACAGTGCTGTTGCGATGCCAACAGAATACAAAGATCCTGTAAATGAATGTCACCCTTACACAAAAGCAACAGCAATGAATGCCGGTTGGCGTTGGACAATCCCAACTTATCATAGAATTGGCAACGGATATGTTTACAGTTCTGATTACTTAACACCTGAACAAGCAGAACAAGAGTTAAGAGAATCATTAAATGAATGGGATGCTCCTGTAAAACACTTAACAATGAAGTGTGGAACTCATAAAGAAGTTGCTGTTAAAAATGTTATCGGTGTAGGCCTTGCTGCTGGATTTGTAGAACCGTTAGAAGCAACAGGAATTACATTTACTACAGCAGTTGTAAAAAGTATAACAGATTTAATCTTAGCATACGGAGATTGGACTGAAGAAGCTAAAGTAATGATTAACAGAGGCTATTATGAAATGAATATTGAAATATTAGCATTTGTATTTGCTCACTACTATTTTAGTAATAAAAATGATACACCTTATTGGGAAGAAGTGCGTTCTAAAAGACTAGAAGAACTTCCACCAGATGCTCAGTTCTTCTTAAGTCAGTACTATCCGGATATTAAGCCGTTTACATTCTTTAGCAACCAAAGTATGTTTAGTAGTATGCAATGGTGGAGTATGATTAAAGCAGGTGGCTACGGCAATCCTTATCCGTTAACTACTGAAGAAAAAACTTACTTAGAATTGTTTATGAATAATCAGACTAACAGGATAGATCAAACAATTGAGCAATTTCCTAATCATTACGAATTCTTAAAAGGATGGTATAATCCATGGAACGTATAACTCAGTTTACTTCGGATTTCTTTATTTCTAAAGTAGGAACTGATGAGCAGCGAGAAGATCTAAAAAAACAAATACTAGAAGCAAAACGTCTTGATGCAGATCCGATGTATATGAACAATGATGGATGTTGGCGATCGAACGTTAAGTATAACAACATTGAATGGCTTACAGATGCTATTAGGTCTGCAACTGCACATGCTAGTGAATACTATATGGATCAAGATCCAGAGTTTAAAAAGTATATTACTGAACATAAGATTTCTTGGGACTACTGGACTAATGTAAACGAACCAGGAAGTATTAATGTGTTACATACACATGTTGCTGATTCGTTTACAGCAGTTTATTATGTACAAGGAACTGATACTGGAGCATTAAGATTTGTTAATCCTGCAAACGTACTAAACAATGTTAACATACGATCACCTTTTTCGAGAGACTGCTTAGTATTTCCGGGCGACGGAGAATTAGTTTTATGGCCAGGCTGGATACCGCACGAAGTTTATCGAAATGAATCTAATAAACAGCGTATTAATTTAGCTTTTAGCATACAGGTATCATAATGAAGTATAAAGATAACGTACTAGGAAACAATTTGTTTAATCAAGTTAGTAAAATTCTAACTGATATACACATTCCTTATTATTATTCAGAATCAACAGCATTCTTAGATGAAAAACCTCGTCACATATTTGACGGAAGTTTTAGCCATCTTGTGATGCAAAATAACGAACAGTATAGTAACCTTGCACCGTTTTTAGAAGCAGTGTGTTATGCTGCATTTGATAATGCAGGTGTAGATGTAGATAGAATAATTAGAATTCGCTTAGGTCTTTTAACTCCGACAACTGAGACAATAGTGCATACTCCGCACGTAGACTTCGAAGAGCCTCATAATTCCGCATTATTATACATTAATGACTCTGATGGTGATACTATATTTTATGAGGAAAGATATGAAAGAAGTTGGAAAGACAACAGGTCTAAACCTCAAGAATTAGAATTTAAGATTTCTGATAAAGTGTCTCCGAAAGCAAATAGACTAGTATGGTTTGACGGATATCAATATCACTCAAGTTCTACGCCAACTAAACATACAAAACGATTAGTGATGAATATTAATTATGTTTAAAAAACAACAAAAAATAGAATTCTTTAGTAAAGTTCCAGGACTTGCTGATATAAATCCAATTGTTCCTGCTAGAAACTTTAAGCCTAATTGGTTTAAAGCATGTAAAGAAGATTATATTAAAAACAAAAACTTTGATAGACCTAGTCACTTACAACAGTGTCCTGGAATATTTGATTTATATAAAACTGGTTTTATTGTTCCTTTGTGGCATGATACTGTAATAAGAACAGAAGGCGAAGATAAAGGTTTTGCTTATGTACACCCGAGCGAAACACTTGCTGAACTAAGAGAAGGTGATCCTTTAGGCACTCATTCTTATGAGATTACTAAATGGCTTCCTAAGCGCCCTTATAGCATTGCGCCTATTATGAAATTTAACACACCTTGGAATGTTATTGCACCTAAGGGCGTTAAGTTTTTAATGACAGCAGTTGCGTATTCTGACACATATGAATTCGAAGCATGTACAGGGATATTAGATCCTAGTATTAGTACAGAAATTAATGTACAAGGGTATTGGAATATTAAACACGGAGAAACAATGCTAAAAGCAGGAAAGCCGTTAGCACACATAATTCCTTTAACGGAAAAAGAATACGAGTATGAAGTTCGTGATGCAAACGATCACGATAAAAAATGGATGGAAAAACGTATATACACCAATGTTTTCTCTTTCCATCATAACAAACGCATAATTAAAAACATGTATAACAAACACTTCGGGAGAGATTAACATGCCAATGGAAGAACGCAATTCAAATGAATTTGTACAATATGTGCAAGTAAAACGAGAAGCAAAAGACGATTACACTAAACGTAAAGTACAAAAAGATAGATATAAACTAATTCATTGGTTAACTACTATTCTTAAAGAAAAAGAAGTTATACTAACATTTACACACGATGCAAGGGTGTATACTGAATTTGTTACTTTACAACCACCAATGGATAAGCGAATACTTGAAGAGTTTCCGCCTGCTCCGTTAACAAAAGAAATTATTCACGGAGAAGAAGTAGAAGAAGACCAGTATATTCGTTGTTATCATCTACCAACATGGGATCCAATGTTAATACATGCTGACGAAGTTGTTTGCTGGATATGCACACAGGATAAAATGAACGATCTTCACAAGAAATTTGAGAGTGGTTTAAATGCTGACTAAACTTTTTAAAAGAAAAGAACCTAAGGTTGAATTTGTATCTTTATTGCCCGAAGTAGCACAAATTATGCCAATTGAAGAATCTAAAAACGTAAAGTACAAATGGTGGGCAGATGCTGTAGCAGATTATAAAAAACAGCGTCAAGACGAACCAAAGTTACATCGTAAATTTAGTCACGTAACACGTTGTCCAGGAATTTCTAATATAGCAAGAAGGGGCTGGATTCAACGTGCTTGGCAAGACATAAGTATTAAGACTAGAGGAGATGGACGTTTTGATTGGCTCACTCCTATAGACCAAAGAACTGTAGATTGTGATCACGATTGGCAATGGCCTTATGTAGGATATCATCCTGAATCGTTATACGGAAAGTTTATAGACGACAAACGAAGTCTTAAAACAATTCTTAAAATACAAAGTCCGTGGATGGTTTATATTCCTAAAGGTTATTACTTAATGAGTATGCCTATTCCGTATCCGGATAGATTTGAATTTACTGCTTCAACAGGATTATTAGATCCAGACTATGGACCTAATTTTCTTAACGTACAGATGTCTTGGCACGAGTTAGACGGAGAAGTTCATATTCCAGCAGGTACGCCTCTTTGCCAGTATATTCTAATCAAAAAAGATGACATAAAGGGTACTGTACGTGGATACGAACAAAAGGATATTGACAACTTGCGTGTACGGGCAAATACAATGGATAATCGTTGGATTGCTAATTACAATCCTCTTAAGAATGTGAAGTGGAAATAAATGATTAATATAGACAACGACTTAGAGCTGTTAGGTGTTTCGTGGCCTATAACCGAAGAAGAATTATTAGATGTTTATAACACTCTAATAGAAGATAACACTGATAAAGATGTTGTAGATTCTATTACTGAATCGTATGTACGTGTACTCTCTCAGATAAAAGTTAACAATAAATATAATAACTTAAAAGAAGAGCAGAATAACTTTATGTCTGCATTTTTTGGAAGTAAGTTTGGACCTTGGGGGAGACGATAATGTTTGCAAGAGTTGAAATTGTGCCTTACTCGCACAGATCAGACAAAGTAGGCAATCAGGCACATGCAGATTGGTTGAATTGGAGTTGGCAAAGGTTTCATATTACTGATTCTAGAGCTAAATTAAGCCACGATAAGACTCATGTTGACTTTACATGCGAACACGCATTAAAAGAATTTGAAGATACGTGGAAACACTACTATAGAAGAATATACTAGAACTTCAGATAAATACTTTATATTGAGGAACTAGTATGGCATCTAATCAAGCACCAGTTGTAGACAGAATTCGAATTATACCTAGACCTGACGACTTCTTAGACAGAAACGTGGGTGCTAGTGGTGAAGTCTTCTTCGACAAAACAGCCAATACACTTCGAGTTTATAACGGAAATCTACCAGGCGGGTTTGAAGTTGTTACAAAAACAAATATAAAAGACGCTGTAGAAGAATCTAAAATAGCAACAGTAGAATATACTGTTGTTATTGAAAACCAAGGCGAAGGCAACAAATATATACTAAACGGAGTATATAAACCAGAATTAAACTTTGTTGTCGGATACACTTATACATTTATTCAAGACGATGATACAAACGTTTACTATCCAAATGAAAATGGTACAATAAACAATCAACATCCGTTAAACTTCAGTGCAGACGATTTAAACGGTCCGTTAGGTGGCGGTACAAGTTATCTAGATGGTGTTGTATATAAACTAGACGGAAAAGAAGTAACACAACAAGAATACTGGACAGGCTTTGAAATTGCTAATACTAGAAGAGTTAGCATTCGTGTAACTAACGATACTCCTAGTGTGTTATATTATTGGTGTCAAAAACACCAAAACATGGGCAATTTAATTAATGTTGCAGATCCGGGGACAGGAACAGGAAGTTCTGGTGGAGCAAGTATAGAAATTAGTGACACTGCTCCAGAAGAACCGCAAGCAGGTACTATTTGGTTCGAAAGCGACAGTGGTAGATTGTTTGTTTATGTAGAAGACGAAGACAGCGCACAATGGGTACAACCTACAGCACCTATCCCTGCATTTAATACTTTTGGAAGTGTAGTTAGCGGGACTAGTACAATTACTGCATCTAATAGATCTGATGTATTAACTATTACTGCTGGCACGAATATTACTATAGATGTAGACAACACTACAAATACATTAACAATTAACAGCGAAGCATCAGGCGGTGGTGGTGGCGAAGCATATGATCAGTCGCTAAACACAACAGATGATGTATCATTTAGTAGCATCACTGCACTTACTGTTGATACCGAAACTCTCACTACACAAAGTTTTTCAAATATAGGTGTAGGTGCTCCTATATTTGACAGTGCTAGTACATTTACTATAACTGCACCTGACGGAATAATCCTAGACGGACTGTCAGTATTTGCAGGCCAAACTGAAACAATGACAACGTATACTGCTGCAACAGGGGTAGTAAATCATGATGTAGAACAAAGTAGCGTACATTATCATTCTAGTATTACTGGAAACTTTACTGCAAACTTTATTAACGTTCCGACATCAAACAATAGAACTATTACAGCAACACTAATACTATCTCAAGGCGGCACAGCATATCTTCCTACTGCAATAACAGTTGACGGAGCAGCAGTTACAGTAAATTATCCTGGAGGAATTGCACCAACTGGTTCCCCTAATGCTATAGACATAGTAACATTTGTATTAATTAGAACTGGAGATGCTTGGACAGCAATTGGCAGTGTTTCTAGTTACGGGTAAGGATTAAGTATGCCAAGATTAGGATCCATTGCAAGTATTCCGTTTTTACAAGCTGGTGAAATTCCGACATTTGCTCTAACCTCTAGTATAATAAATCCTAACAATTACGGAACACGCCTAAGTGACTTTTTTGGTATAAGTATCGGAAACAATAACTCTAAAATTATTGTAGGTTCTCTCGAAAGTGATGATACAAATATACAAAACGGTAAGGCATATGTATACGATACAACTGGAAAATTAGAAAATGTAATTAACAACCCTAATCCTGCCGGCGGTGGTGATGATCCTGCTGACAACTTTGGTAGAGCAGTTGCAGTAAGCGATAATTACATTCTAATTAGTGCATGGTCAGAAGACAATGGTACTGATTCAGAAGGTGGCGCAGCATACTTATATGATATAAATGATCTTTCATTAGTTTGGACATTTATTAACCCTGATAGTGCAAACATAGACCAAATTAATGACGGTGACAGATTTGGTAGCGCCGTTGCAGTAACGGACGCATACAGTGTTGTTGCTGCATTTAGAGAAGACGGATCGTCAGGTGGTGACAATACAGGGTGGATATATGTTTACAATAATGCAACTGGAACTCTCCTTTATAGTATAGAAAACCCTAACGTTGATAATGTATTAGAGTATCCAGGAGATCAGTTAGGCGAACTTGTTCAAACACTAGCAGCATCTGGCAATTATGCAGTAGTTGGTTCTTGGAGGGATAACTCAAGTGTAGACGGACTAGGCGATAGTGGTGCAATACACATTATTAATTTAACAAACGGAAGCGTAACATCGATAGAAAATCCGAATAATTATGGAGCGCAAACGTTTGATAGATTTGGCCGAAGTGTTGACATATACAACGATTTAATTATAGTAGGTGCTACAGGCGAAGATACTGCAACAAATACAGAAACAGGTGTTGCATATGTTTTTCAGTATAATACAATAACTACTAATTGGGATTTAATACTAACTGTAGATAATCCTAACGATAGCGGAAGTGCTACAAGCGATGCATTTGGCGAAGAAGTTGCAATAACGGCAAATTATTTTGCTGTAGCAAGCATTAACGAAAACAATAATTCTGGTGTAGTGTATACATTTGACTTACAAGGAGAATTAATTGCAACGTTAACTAATCCTAATATATACGGAACGCCGGATAACGATCAGTTCGGACACTTAATGTCTGCAAGTCCAGATTACTTAGCAATATCAACTCCTGCAGAAGATAGCGACGATGGCACTAACTCAGGTGCAATGTACATCTATAAAACAGGATTATAATCTAAGGTAAATATTAGTATGGAAAAAGAATATATTGTAGTTGTCCATAGAGGAGTTAACATAGAAGAATTTGATGCCGAACTTGCAGCAGAGCAAGGACATGGCGCAATACCTTCACGAGCAGTTGATATTGCTAACCCTAGATTAGGCTCTAAAAGAATGACACATTGGATGCTTACTGACGAAGAAGCAGAAGATTTAAGACACGATCCAAGAGTATTAAGTGTTGAAATACCTCCTGATCAACGAGATGATATTCAAATTGGTTTTCGCGCATTTCAAAGCGGAAACTTTTATCGAGGGTTCAACGACAATACTGATATAAATTGGGGATTACGTAGAGTAATTGCCGAAACAAATATATACGGAACATCGTCCACTGTATTAGGCGATTACCAATATGCCTTAGATGGCAACGGAGTAGACGTTGTAATACAAGACAGTGGTATACAACCTGACCATCCAGACTTTAACGACTATAGTGGTAACAGTAGAGTACAACAAATAGACTGGTATACAGCAAGCGGATTACCAGGAACACAAAGTCCTAATCATTATAGAGATTTAGACGGACACGGTACCCATTGTGCCGGCATTGCAGCAGGGCTAACATATGGTTGGGCTAAAGGAGCACACATTTATTCTCAAAAGTTAGGCGGATTAGAAACACTTCAAGGACCAGACGGAACGGGTATTCCGATTGCAGATGCATTTGATGCTATTAGACTATGGCACAACGCTAAAACTAACGGACGTCCAACAGTTGTCAATATGAGCTGGGGATACGTATTTACAACAGCTAGTGATCCTACTACTGGCAACTATAGAGGAACAGGTTGGGTTTATGGTGCTGATTATAACACAGGCAATGAGTTATGGGCCGGAACAGGAATAGTTCCCGCTTATGGTGACGGAAATAGACGATTGCCAGCACAAGTGGCATCAGTTGATGCAGAAATAGAAGATATGATAGATGCTGGAATTATTGTATGTATTGCTGCTGGTAACGATTATTACAAAGCAGACTTACCAGGCGGCGTTGATTATGATAATTACGTTAATATTGACGGACAGCAAGTATTCTATCATAGACCAAGTTCGCCGTATTCTACAGAAGCATTTATAGTCGGAAATATTGATTCTACAACATTAGGCGGTGTTGATAAAACAGCAGGATCGTCTAAAAAAGGTCCAGCAGTAAATATATGGGCGCCCGGTACTGACATAATGAGTACAACAAGTAATGATGCTGATCCGGTATACACTGTGTTTGAATATCCAAACGATAGCAATTATAAGATAATGAGCATCGGTGGTACTAGTATGGCATCACCGCAAGTTGCAGGTATAGCAGCATTATATTTACAAGTTGCTCCAGACGCTACACCTCAACGAGTTTTTAACAAATTAACATCTGATGCTAAATCAGAATTGAATGATACGTTAGTTGATAACGACTATGATAACTTCGAAAATAGTATAATGGGCTCTCCAAACAGACATGCTTATACTAAATACGGTAGGCAACCTTATAATATAACAGGAACAGTATCAATAAATACTTAAAAGGAACAATAAATGGCTTTAAACTTTCCAGCAAATCCAATAGTTGATGATACATTTACAGATGGCGACACCACATGGCGCTGGAATGGTACCGCTTGGATAGTAGATGCAGGGGTAGCAGCAACTCCGAATAGCTTTACAACATTTGTTGCAGATACTGGAACAACTACCGCTAACACCACTGCGGACACAATGACTGTAACTGGCGGATCTGAAATTGAAACAGAAATTTCAGGTGACGAAATAACAATTAACTTTGTAGGTAATATACCTTTAGCAACAAATAGTTTTGCTACAGTTAATTCAGATGCAGGAAATGTTACTGCTACAAGTCCAACAGATACGATTACTATTGCAGGCGGAACAAATGTTGACACAGCAGTTAGTGGATCTACACTTACAATTAATGCTACTGTTCCTACACCTGTTTTAAGTATTAATGATTTAACTGACGTAGATACATTCGACACTCAGCCAACTACAGGCGATGTACTAAAATGGGACGGAGCTAAGTGGGCACCCGGTACTGACGTTGCTGAAGGCGGCGCAGGGTTAGATGCTACAACACTAAGTGGGTTTTCAGGTTCGTATTATTTGAACTATAATAACTTAAACAATAAACCAACTATTCCAGCTGATGTAAGTGATTTAACAGATACAACAAATATAATTCCGGCCGATGTAAGTGACCTAACAGACACTACCGGAGTAATACCTGCAGACGTAAGTGACCTAACAGACACTACTGGAGTAATACCAGCCGATGTAAGTGATTTAACAGACACTACTGGAGTAATACCAGCTGATGTAAGTGATTTAACAGACACTACTGGAGTAATACCAGCTGATGTAAGTGATTTAACAGATACAACAAATATAATTCCTGTAAATATAGAAGACCTTTCAAATGTAGCGGCAACCGTACCGGCTACTGGACAAACACTTGTATGGAACGGCGCAGCATGGACTCCAGATACAGTAAGTGGAGGTGGCGGCGATCCAGACCAAAACTTGTTTGAAACTATAAGAGGCGATGTAGGGTCAATAGTTGCTGAAACTACAACAGATAGTATTACTATTGCAGGCGGAACTCTTATATCTACTACAGCAGACGGTACTACTGGTAGATTAACTGTATCATTTACTGGAACACTCGGTGTAAGCAAATATGACGATCTCGAAGAAGTTCAAAGAACAGGACGCACAATAGATAAGAGTTATATGCCAGCAATAGCAATGCTGAGAATGAATAATGTTGGTAATACAGCATATAGTTGCGACAGTCACGGGTATACAGGCAACAATCCTTCTTTGTATGCATTAGGAGGAACTACAATAGCATTTGACTTAGACGGCATTGGCGGTCACCCATTCCAAATTGAGGACGGAACAGGTACTCCGTACAATACAGGTTTAGTGCATGTAGACATAATCGGTAACGTTAGTACAGGCGCAGATGCCCAAGGTAAAGACGGAGGAACATTGTACTGGGAAGTTCCTGAAACTATTAGTGGTACATATAGATATCAATGTACTCTTCACCCAGCAATGGTTGGTGCAATTATCGTTAAGAGACTTTCAGTTATCTAAATTTTTTACAAATTTATCTAACTTTTCTCGCATCTTAGCTAATTCAAATCTAGCATCTCTTGCCATAATAGGACGTAAAACTCCGCCAAGTGCAGAGTTGTGCTGATCGTCTATTTCTTTTGCGAAGTTGTCATACGTTTCGATTAACAGTTTTAACTTTTCTTGTTTTGCACCCTTGCACTTAGAAATATAAGACTTATATTTCAGTAGATCTTTTTTATATCTTTCACTATTTCTTAAACTAGTAATCATTTTATTAAACTGGCCTTATAAACAATATACTCGTCGTCTGCGTATTCACCGTTACTTGCTTCTGCTAAAACTGACTGTTCCTTAACTGCTTCTATGCATACTGGCATCAATGACGGAACATCAAAAGTCTGTCCTTCAACTAAAGGCGCTTCGAAAATTTCACCATCTTTAGTATTAATGTATTTAATTTTAAATTCGCCACTATTAACGAAGTATGTCTTTTCTTTTTGTTTATGAAAGAAAAACGGAGTTTTAGCATGAGCATTAAATATTAGAATTTTAGAACAGTAATTATCTTTATTAGCCCATATAACTTCAGTTCCCCACTCGTGCTGTTTAACGTTATTGCTCATTTAATACCTCTAGTACTTGTACAACTGTTTTTATTTTATTCTGATTAGATTTGTTTTGTAGTGTGTTTCGTAATCCGTGATGTAATCCTTTTGGCCACTTGCCAAATGTTACCCAAGCATATCCGTCATGTTCTGGATTTAGGTCGGGTAAGAATTCTTCATTTACAAAACACAGATATGTATGGAAGTGAAATCTACTGTCGTTACTAACAAAACTTTCTAGTGGAACAGTTTTAGTAATATCAACAGAACCGATTTCTTCTTGTATTTCTCTTTGGAGTGCAATCCACGGAGTTTCGCCATCTTCGTTAGTGCCGCCTACTAAGCCCCAGGTAT